ATCATCCAGCACAGCAACATAGCACCCAAGTTCTGCCAACCGCCTATGTCTGGCTACCTGCAGCGGCCGGGGAGTATGTCCCGGCGCCTTGACCTCCACGAAGCCCATCCGACCCTCGGAGAGGATAACCAACCTATCCGGCGCTCCCGCCCAATTTGTCGGTGCGAACTTCAAACAAAGACCACCGCGATCTGCGGTGGCCTTGCGAAGTTTCAGTTCTATTTCGCGTTCTCGGATCAGAACTACCTCCTTTTTTCTCTTACCTCTTGAGATGAAAATCGAAACGGCAGACAGCAAACTATTTTCACGTCCAGCCTATGGGAGGGGGCCTTGCCCATTGTGCTTTGGGGACATCTCCCTTCTGTTTGGAGGGAATCTCGTTTGAGGTAAAGGGCTGTCCGTGTCATTTCCTGTTCAATCAAAAATCCCCTCTCTCACAAGGTTTTTCGAGCTGTCGAGCAACAAGCGGGACTGTTTTCCTATATACGTGTTATATTATACATACGTATTATATATACATATATATTATCCACTTACCCCCTTTTATACTATCCAGTATAGTGTTCAACTGTTTAGTTGTTTCTTGTAGTACGAAATAGCCCATCCCGAGGCTATTTTGGCAGTACACAACTTACGACACAACCAAGGGCCCAGCCCTCTCCCGCTCTACCCACCGCCGCCCAGAGTCTCCATCTCCACCACTTTGAGAGACTAAGATTTGCGCACATACACCCTCTGCCTGCCATAGATGGGAATGGTTCTCACTCCGCCCTTTTCCCAATCTGGGAAATGGAGCATCATGGCTGCAATAGCGTAACTGTCCCTCGGCTGCATATCCTCCTTTCTCTTGCCGAAGCACTCGCACCATATTTCCATGTTGGAAACGAATTGGCGTTTCCATACGCCCTTCGCCTTGACCGGATCGTCACCACGCAGGTATTCTTGCCTCCGATACAGATCCATATCATCCCACTTCTCGGGGAGAAGGGTTTCCAGAAACTGGGCGATCAGGCCCTCCCTCTCATCATGCTCCATTGCTCGAAGCTGCTGCCGCTCGGCCTCCTTCTCCAGCTCGTCGGGCAGATAAATGGTCTCCCCCTGGGCTTCATAATCCTTCGCCTCCGCCCAAATCTGGGCAACGAACTCCGGGGTGAGGTCAGCCAGGGACATTTTTCCCCGGCGAGGCGTCAAAACAGGCCAGAAACGGCGGTTACCCGTGATGTCGCGGAGGAAGCCCGCCTCCTGATTGCCCGTACCGATGAAGATACACTGGCGAGGGTGGGAGCTGGGGCGGTGCCCGTAGGCGGCACGGTACTTGTCATCCTGGCGGCTTATGAAGGCTTTCACATTTTCCAGATCAGCTTTCCTCATGCCGGCCATCTCGCCGATTTCGATGATCCAGTTTCCCTGGAGGTTCTCCGCAGCCGTGCGATCCTTTGCGTCACTGAATTTCAGGTTATCGGTGAAGTAGGTCTCACCACAGAGAGTGCGGATCAGGGTGCTCTTTCCGATGCCTTGTGGGCCAACCAGCGTCAAGACGTAGTCGAACTTGCAGCCAGGTTTTAGCACCCTTCTAATAGCAGCAACGAAGGTTTTGCGGGTAACAGCCCTCGTGTAGGGGGTATCCTCCGCATCGAAGAAGTTGATCAGGAGAGTATCCAGGCGCGGCACACCGTCCCACTCCGGGAGCCTTGAAAGAAAATCCCTGATGGGGTGGTAATGCCTATCGTCGGTAACTTTGTCCACACCCAGGCGGATGGTGAACTGGGGGATCACCCCATAATGAGAGGCGATATAGTAGTTCAGCTGAGCGTCATCCGCATCACGCCAATAGAGCTGATGATCCCAGGGGATGTTATCCCCAAGCTCTATGTTGTCCGCGAACTCGTTGAAGACGAGTGTGCGCAACAGCGGATCATTTTCCAGAATGAGAACTACGTTGGTTATGTCGTTTTTCAAGTCTCCTCTCTTGTTGTAGAGGAGCTTTTCCATCCATACTGGGTCCTCCTCCCCTCCAAAGTCCTCAGCCAGGGAGGCGGCTCGCTCCATGCGAGAGGTATTCTTCACATGCAGGTCACCCAGCGCGAACTCTTCCATAGCGCGATAGGAGGGCGCCATTTCTGCGGGCCCTTCGTACCCCTTGTCCATAGAGCCGAACTTGTGGATCCGGACGAGATCAAAAGCGTTCTGCATGTGGCCGCCGGCTGGGTCCGTAGCGTGATGGCTGAACAGCCACTTTCCATCGATGATGGCAGCGCCGGCGGTGGATGACCCCGGAATGAAATCATACCGGCCGGGGTGGGTTGCACTGGGACGATAGACCCCAGAAAGAAGCGAATCAATCACATCCTCGATGGAATATGTGCGGCAGAAGAGTCCCACGATATTCTGCTTGGTCAGGGGATCCTGCACTCTCCTCTGCTCCCCAACCTGGTACGCTGTTTCTCGCTCAGTTTGCGGCAGATCGGTCAGATCGCGCCAGTTTGGGTGGGATGCGAGGAATACATCTGGATCCAGCGTCGGGCCGACAAGACGGCGGGAAAAGTATTCCCCGTCTATCGGAGTGGTCGGCCAGTACATCAGCTGATGGACGCGGAAGGAACAGGGGTCTACCTTGTCCGCTCCCAGGTCATGGGCCAGGTAGTGAGCTATCGCGTTGTATTCATCAGGGCTTATATTCCTGGTGAGGAAGACCAGCACACGGTAACGAGGGGCTGTCGGGGTATGACTGTGGGTCGAATATACAAAGCAGTCATAGTGGAGACGGTCGATGAGTGTGTTCAGAAAACCGTTAGGGCAGCTGTCCAGGTCGAGAGTGATGAGGGAACGGTACTCTACGGTCGAGGCTGTGCGTCGGTTGCCCCGCAGCTTTCCGCCCACGAAGCCCCCATGGTCCTTAATGTTGTCCCGCTGGGTCTTGGGCATGGCTGCGTATTCAGACGCAGTTTCCGGCGTCCGGATGGTCGTGGAAAGCTTCTCGCAGAGCTGGTCTGGCGTGAAACGCTCCGTCCGCCAGTTCTTCTCGAAGCGCGAGAAGCCGGTTGAAATTGAAATCTTTTCCATTAGGTTGTCCTTTCTCCCCACCTGAGTGGTGGGGTTGTCCTTTCTCCCCATCAGAGCGGTGGGGTGGTTTTTTTATGCTGTCGCAAAATTATGTTTTGACTTCATGCCACCTGGACCCGCCCCCACAGGTGGAGAAGAGCGCACATCTCCTGGCCCCACAGGCGGAGAGGCCCTCGCATCACCTGGCCCCACAGGCGGAGAGGCCCTCGCATCACCTGGCTTCACGCGAGGAAATACATGCGGAATGGCCCCTGTAGGCGGTTCATCCTTGGACCGCTGAGTGGCTTTCTGTCTGGCGATGGACTGCTGAGCAGCCTTCTGTTTTGCTCTGGATCGCCGAGCAGCGTGTGGTCTACTCGCCACAGCTTCTCCGTAGTGTTGAGCAGCTTTCACTCCTTCCTCGGGCTGGCGAGCTTCCTTTGGTTCATCCTCGGGGTGTTGAGCGGCTTTCGGTCCATCCTCAGGGTACTGATCGGCCTTCGGTTCCGTCTGGGACCGTTGAGCAGCCTTCACTCTATCCTCGGGGTGCCGGGCAGCCTTCGGCTCTGTCCCATCCTGAGTGTTTACAGGCGGGGCATCACAACTGTTTCCGGTGGTTGTTCCCACTTGTTCCAGCATCTTTTCCTTCAGGTACATGGCATAGCGCCAAGGTGATTCTGTAGGAACATCGTAGCGGGTCATTGCCATCAAGCTTCGTATCTGGCGGTAGCCTTTTCCTACCTTTCCCTTGCTCCGTATCTCCTGAAAACCGAGGGCAACCTTCCTCCCTTCCAAGTAGCCCCGCAGATAACCGGGCTCCAGATGCCTGGCAATCTCCTTGGCGCGCGGACCGGGTATCGCCTTATCCAGGTCGATGGCTTCGATTTCTTCCCCATTCCAAATGAGTATCATTTCGACTCCTTTCTGCCCCCTTGATCGGGGCGGCGCATAATTATTCGTCGGTATGGGAGTGTAAATATACGTCAGCAGATGCCGCATTTTTATGCGTCTTTGCAGTACCAGGGCGTCTCGTATCCGTCCCCTCTGATCACCAAGCCCTCTGCCCAGGCCGGGGACTGCGACATGATCTGTTCGATTTCCGCTACAGTTATTGTTCGGGGCACCTCGCAAATCACTTCATCATGGACGTGGGCGACGATGCCATAGGATCGGAGGTTATGGATGGCATGACAGAGGATGTCACGAGAGATGGCCTGCGTACAGTTCGAGACTATACACTGCTGGTTGCCGTTCCACAGCGCAAAGCGATGCCTCTTTCCAGCATTGACAATGTCATAGACAGGCAGCGTCTTCGGCGCGTGGTCTACCTTGATGAAGCGCCTCTCACCGAGGGGATAGAAATCGAACCATTGTTTGCCATTGGCATATCTGGCTTCAATCCATCCGCCCTTGGTATAGACGCGATGATCTGGCGTTAAGCGCAGACCATCAACCAGGATGGTGGGCTGGATACCTTTATACATAGCCCCGTCGTGCTGCACAAACTCCTGCCCGTCCCAGACTTTCATATTCCCGGTCACCCGCTCGATGGGGACGGGTCCTATGTCGGTGATCACCAGACTTCCCTCAGCCACACAATTCTCCACAAACTTTGGTCCGTAGCTCTCTATCTCGTTCCAATGGTGCGTCTTGTCCATACCCTGGTACGTGATACTGGTTCCGCCAAATCGGTTCGTCCCCAGATGGGGGCGGAAGTAGATCAGCTGACGGCCTGATGGAAGCGTGATGAATAGCCGTCCGTCACGAGCAACAATCGAAAGTGGGCCGACCTTGTAGGTCAGGTGATCCTGGATGGTGGCCTTGATGGCCCTATCCACCTTCCACCAGAAGCGGACGATGTTGGGATTGGCAGTCCGCCAGGCGTCCACCAGGGGTTGGAGCTCATCCTCCTTCATACCTGCTTCTATGGCCCCCATGGCTTTCAAGGCTCCAACTGATCCGCCGTATCCGCAACTCAAAAGTGCTTGTTTACCACGTTGTCGAAGTTCACCATTGATTCCGTGCTTTACAACCGGAACATGGAACATCTGACTTGCTGTCTCGCAGTAGATGTCTTTCCCTTCTGCGAATGCATCCAGGACCCATTGCTCCCCCGCTTCCCACGCCAGGACGCGCGCTTCGATGGCGCTGTAGTCGCAGACGATGAACTTGCAGCCGGGCTTAGGAATGAACGCGGTGCGGGTCACCTCAGCGAGCACCTGCGGGACAGAATCATACAGCGCATCAATAGCCTCGTAATCTCCTGCCTTGACCAGAGCACGGGCATCCCTCAGGTCGGGCAGACTGTTCCGGAAGAGGTTTTGGATCTGTACAATGCGCCCTGAGAAGCGCCCTGACCTGCTCGCCCCATAGAACATGAACATGCCCCGGAGACGACCATCCGAGCAAGCTGCCGCTTCCATGGCGGCATACTTCTTTACGCTACTCTTTGCGACCTCTTGCCGGAGGCGCAGGACGGTTCGGAATGGTTCGGGAGCTGTGCGAAGAATCGCGGCAACCTCCTTCTTCCCAAGGGTGTCCAGGGTCAGGCCGTTTTCCTGTAACCACTCCTTCATTTGCTGTACGGATCGAGGATTTTCCAAATCAGTGAGCTCTCTCAGTCCCTCTACCAATTGCTCCTGGCTCTGCGCGTCGAGACGGATAGCGTTCTGGACAAGAGCCATGTCGATGAGAATCCCCCTGTCGTTGATCCGTTCGCTGTCCTGGTATTCTGTCCACACCTGCTCAGGAACGGGGACAGCGGCCAGCCTCCCGGCAATCTCCATCTCCACCTCCACGTCGCGCTTGTTGTAGGCTTTGAAAAGATCCCACTTTTCTGGTGCATCGGATGGCATGATGCGTTCCTTCCCGCCGTTCATAGCTGTGGGCTTACAAGGCTGGCAGAACAGCCTGATCAATCCTTTACCCTCATCCATCTTCCCCTCTGATAGTTCCAGGGCCTCCCCCACATCCTTCAGGGAGAGGGGGAGCCCTGCGTATGCGCTCCACACCATCGTGCAACGCCAGGAGACAGGGGCAAGGTATTGGCCATAGGGAAGTAGCTGGTAATCCCACAGGAAGCGGGAGAGGCAAATACGTTCAAAAGCAGCGTTATGAGCGAACTTGAGCACCCTATCATCCAGAAGAGCTTCTATGATATTTGGGGACAACTCCTCACCCTGCGCCAGATCATAGACGCGGACGGGACCATCGTCTATGGAAATGCCGACGAGGAGAATAGAAAAGTCAGTCGCCTCCGCATAGCGGTAAACTCCTGACTTGTTCAGATCCACAGGGGAGAAGGTTTCCAAATCAATGTGTAGGTCCTTCATGGCTCACCTCCCGGTTTTATTCCGGCTCTGTCTTAATCTATCCGAAACCGCCCTTCTCTGCTCATGAGAAAGGTTTACTTTCCGAGGTGGATTCACCCTCACCCATCGCTTGGGGAATTTTGCGTAGATAAAGCCGCCATTATCCTCGGGCATCTTCATAATGATGCAGTCCGTTGGATAATCCCTCGCAAGCTTTCTGAGCTTATTTTTCCATCTCTGTTCATTCGAGGACATGTAAGCCCAGCCAGGTTCACAGTAGTTGATGCATGTCTCCATCAGCGGCCTCTTCATGACAACAGGGTCAGCATATCCGAAACCCGATGCAATTCTGAAATGATTGACCTGGGGCTGGCTTCACCTTCGGATACCCTGACAATCAGATCATCGACAGCTTGCTTTATTGGCTGAAACTCTACCTTCTTTGGCCTTACGGACTCCTCTGGCGGCCTCAAGGGTTTTTCCCGTAATGAGCAGTAAGCCCTGTATATGGAAATCTCCCCTTTTCTCACCCGCCTTATCGTTTCCTGATCGCCCCGTTCTGCTATGTACTTTACTTGCCGTAAAGTTTCAGTTAAAACACCTGCCATATCTGCAAGAATAGACGCCGTTTCGAAGGGTTTCTGATTCACCGGCCCGTTCAAATCTCTCCTCCATCCTTGCCTTCGCTTGCCCTCTTTCCGCAGTTCCGCCTCAAGCGGCAACACCATCTCACACTTCTGATACGCTGTAAGGTTTCTTCGACCGATGTGCGTCTTTACGCGCCAGATGATCGCCTCTGCCTCGTCGGCGAAGTCAATTTCCACCGTCTTGAACGGGATGCCAAGCGCGGTTGCAATGCCGTACCGCGCATACCCATCTATGATGGTTCCCCGGCACAATACGATTGGGTCAATGACCCCATTCGCGCGAATGTTCTCCCGGAGCATATTCATTTCCGTGTCGCTGTGCTGACAGACAGCATTCTTGATCCTCTCACTATTCATAGGTAACCTCCACTAGACTTGTCCTTACAACAGCGGCCCCAGCGTACTGGTCGACCGCGCGTCAAACATCTCCGCAATAGCCTGAGCAAATGCTCCCTCTGCGGAATAGCTGGAGAAGGAAGCAGCCCCAGCAATAATGTCTTCCCTGGAGACATGCCGGAATGCTTTGATGAATGCCGAATCGCTGAAATCGTACATCTTCATGAAACGGGACATTCCCCGAATCATGTTGCGTGATACAGACCACAGCTCTCCTGCCCAGATCATATGGATGAGGCGGAGCATGCGAACGTACTGCTCGTCCCCCAACCACATGAACGTCTTGAAAGCTGTACAATAGGCAGTAATGCGTCCTTTCTGGGGTTTGTGAGTACCCAGGGATATGGCGAATCCGCACTGTTCAGTCAACTCAAGGAAGCGGAGCACATCCGGATCCTTGGCAACAGCCAGGGCACGGAGCCTATACCCCATGGAGACAGCCTCGCTGAAACCGAACTGAAGGGCGAAGAGCCGGGCTTCTTCCTCAATTGTGAGGTTGAAAAACACACGACAGAAAATGGGGAAGTCATCAGTGCCGTTGAGAATAATCTGAGCTTCCCTGGTGTGCATGCTGTCGATGATGTAGTACTTGCCATTGCGGCAGGAAACCTTTACGGGGTTTGCGACCATCGGGTTGTAGTTTGCAGCAATCTTCGCGGCGCGAGCATGATCAAGCATACGCTGAATCTCCGGGCTAATCTGGAGATCCTTGTTGTTGAGCCACATGTACTTCTCATTCTTGTTGGAGCCCTCAAAATAGTTGTTTCCATCGATGTAATTAGTCATGGTTAAATCCTCCTTTTTCTTCAATCAATTTCATGATGTTGTTGTAACCTTCAGTGATGATGTCTTTGAGCGTTGCTATGTTGTCCTCGTTGATGGTTGCTGGGCTGAGAAACTCCAAAATCTGTGAGACGCGATAAACAAATCGGTCAGTATTGGTCTTCAAATCTGAAGAGACATGAACCATTTCAGTCTTGCCGCGTCGCTCAAGATCCTCAGCTGGAGCCAAACCGTACACTTCTATCGGTGGCTCATCGTACACAGAGTCAGGGGCACGAAAGTTTACCCCTTCTGGAGTCGGATCCGGAGCTTTTACCAGACCATAGCCGGGCATTGGGCTTACGGGTTCAGTACCTTTCAGGTTAGTGTAGGCCTTATGAATGCTGATCTTCCCCTGGCGCAGTTGATCCAGTGTATCCGGATCGGCGTTGTTGTGGAGCCATTTGGCTTCTCTAATGCATCCTTCTGACAGCCCGGACAGTTCGGAGAGCCTCGCTCGGGTATTAATTGAGCTTCCACCTTTTGACAAATTTGTCAAAACGTGCCCGTCGGATCGCCATCCTTGCCGCTTCTTTCCCTCTTCTCGCATTTGGTCTTCCAGAGGAAGCACCAGCTCACACTTCACAAAAGGTGGAAGATTCCTTCTCCCGAGCTGGTTTTTGATGATCCAGAGATAGGCTTCGTCTTCGTTAGCGAAATCAAGCTCCTCAATGGCAAAGGGAATTTTATGCTTATGGCAGATCTCGTATCGCGTATACCCATCAACAATCATGCCGTGCCAGGTTTTGATTGTATCAAGAGTCCCATCACGCTTTATGCCGTCCTCCAGAATGGTGTACTCTCCGTCTGCATGACGAGGTAGCGCATTCTGAAAACGTGTATTTTTTTCCAGATCAAACAGCGCCTTTTCCATTACTCCCGGGCCTCCTTGACATAGCTATGAGGTTCGATAAGCTCTCGGATACCGTTTGTCCTTATCTCTTCATTCAAAGCCTGCGCGTCAGCTTCGGTTAGCGTGGGACGATGAATCTGTTTCAATGTAGTGCCTCCTTCTTTATTCCCACAATGCCCCCTGAATAGAGGGCACTGTGGGTGTATTGGTCGTTTACGCCAACGGATCGTCCTCGTCCTCCAGCCCACCGAAGTCATCGGCGGCAGAGGCATGACCTCCGAGTCGCGGGCCATCCTTGCACTTCATTACGTTCGCCAGGGAGCACGCGATTCCGCGATTCCCGTTGGAATTGAACGCATAGAAGTTCAGCGACACCCTTCCGAAGATACCCGAGTAGATCTCCTCAGGGTCGAGGATTGGGCTGAGATTCCGATCCACAATGCCGGGCTTCGTGGTGTTGTTGGCATTCACGAAGTAGTAGCCGGCGTACTCCTCATCTCCGGGGCGCTCGGCATCGCCGTCGCGGAGAGGGGTTTTGAGCGAAGCGAGAGGAGGCACCGTCTTCCCGTTGCCCTTCAGCTTTGCCTGGCCCTCGTCATAGGCAGCCTGGATGGCCGCCCTGATCTTCTGTACATCCGGGCTGCTCTTCGGGATCAGAAAGGAACCTGAGTACTTGGGGGTGGATCCGTTGATAGATGTCGGCTCCAGGATGTGGAGATAGGACATCTTGATGTCGGGTCCGGTAACTACCTTGGTGGGATTGTTGTTGGCCATTTGCATTCCTCCTTACTGGCC